TAAAAGAGAAAGAATTTGGATTATTGCAAAAATATCCGACTCCAAGTGCAAGCGATGGACAGAGGGGAACAATGCCAAATTGGAAACCAATAAGACCATCAGGACATCCAGCTCAATATCCTTTAAATCAAGCATTGAGGGATTTAACAGGGATAGTTGGAAAACCGAACCCAATATTTGTAGAGTGGTTAATGGGATGGCCGCCAGCATGGACAGACTTAAAGCCATTGGAAATGGACAAGTTCCCCTTTGTGCAGCAACAGCATGGAACTTGCTTAGTAAGCGATTAGATGGATGAGCAAAAGCATAAGCATCGGTGTGCTGTTCGCCAACTCATCATGTGGCGCAGGATTTGGGGATTAAAGGCTTTCAGGGAATACATGACTAAACACAAAGATAAGTTGGGTTGGGAGTTGGTGAGGGATTTTGAGGATCAATGGGTAAAAGGCAATCGAGCTGATGAAAAAGGAGAATGGAAATGAGTTTAGAAAAGTTAGATGAAGATAGGGTTGAAAAAGCATTGATTTACCTTTCAACGACAGACGAAGATCATGCAACCCTAGGGTCTGAGGTTAAAAGGCTTGAGGAAGGCATTAAACAAGCCAAGGCTCATTCTTTTTTGCTGGCTGAGGGCGGAGTATCAGAAAGGGAGCAAAAAGCAATAGCGAGCCTTAGATACGATGAGGCAGTTTGCGGTCATATTGAGGCTTACAGGCAGTTCAAGATTTTAGATAACAAACGCAATACCGAAATCCGTATTACGGAATTATGGCAAACACTATCGAGCAATCGAAGAAAGGGTTCAATATGAAAGATTTTTCCATGCCTTACATCGTCATTCATAGTCTTTTAAAGAAATATCAAGACAACATGATTAATCGAAACAGTAACCGAGCTTATGAATTGGCTACAGATATTGTTGAGATGGCTCTAATCTTGCAAGATTTGGCAGATAATCATGAAAATAAAAAAGTTTGACCAGGCTTTACATGATAAATACGATCCTCCAGCGAGAGCTGAGGTTACTGCTTGGTTGAAAATGAAATGGGGTTTAGATGCTTTTGATAACCCTGATATTTATGGAACTGATTTAATAATTTGTAGAGCTGGTAAACAAGTTGGTTGGGCTGAAGTAGAAGTTCGCCAATGGAGTCCAGTTTGCCCTTTCTATACAATCCATGTTCCAGTAAGAAAAAAAGAAATGCTTGAAGTTCCAAATACGCTGTTTTTTGCTTTAACGCAAGATATGAAAAACGCTTATTGGATTAAAGGCCATGAAGTTTTAAGCTATCCTCAGATTGAAATGAGGGACAATACAAAGCATGAGTTTTATTACGATGTACCTAAACACCTTTTTAAATACATAGATTTAACCCAATTATTTTGACTACAAAAGCAGAAAAGGATCTCTATGCTCGCTTGGCGAGAATTGGCTGCATATTATGCAGATGCAACGGAGTTCGAGAAATTAACGACTCCCCAACCGAGATGCACCATGTTAGGAGATTTGGTATGCCAAGATCCCTTAGTCCAGTCATTCCCTTGTGCAGCTTTCATCACAGACTTGGAGATACCAGTATTCACCTTGCTGGAGCTAAAAAGTTCGCTGCTTATTGGGGGTATTCACAAGAGGATCTCATTGATAAAACAAGGGAGTTATTAGATGAGTAGCTGGCTAATTATTGTTACTGGATTGATTTACTTCTACATTGGCATAGAACAAGGTTTCAAAGGCAATATGCCTATGGCAGTTGTATATACAGGCTATGCTTTTTCCAATGTTGGCTTATACATTATGGCTAAATGAGTTTCACCATCTATACGCATGATGGCATGAAAGTTATTCAATGGTTCTTTAATATAGATGAGCTTGTTAAATCAATGCTTAAAAACCCAAAAGACCGATACCATCGCAATCTATAATTTGTAAGTTTTTATCGGTTCATGGCTTTTAGAATCTACATTGCAGGCCCATTTAACTGCTTCTTCAGCCGACAGCCCCATTCTCATACAAACTTCAGCAGCCATAGCTCCTGAACCAATAGCCATAAACTCTCTAACTCTTTCCCATTCAAGGTCGCTGCCACAAGCAAATAAACCATCATTGGTTAGTTTTAAAAATGAACTATCAGATTTAAGTTTAGGTTTTGTTTTGGTCTTTTTAGCTAAATAATCTGCCACTTTTTCACCATCAACCCAATTACCAGCAACTCCAAGATAACCTCCATCTATTGCAATGATTTTATCTTCATAATATTTTATGCCTGTTTCGTCATCAGTAAATTGACTATCAGCCACAATAATTTTGTTAATCCAATCGCCAACAATAGTAGTCATTTTTTTTATACCTTATTGATACAGCCTCTAAATTCAAACTCGCCATTTAGCTCATCTGTAACCATAATGAGTTCAGGCATTAACATTCTGCCTTGGTCAAATGACAGCATCACTAGTCCAGAGCGCCAGTCAAGAGGCCCATCTTCTGCATATTCGAAGGTAGGACTCATAGGATCAGCCAAACAACCAGTTTGAACTCCCCAAAAAGTTCCTTGGTAATTACTTATGGGCGAGGCGCAGAGAACATGGGTATGCCCAGTAATAATGTTGGTATTGCCAGCAGCCAGTAAATTGGTGTACCCAGCAGTTCGGCCTCCTTTGAATCGGTGCTTAATTACTGTATCTTCTCCAACCCAATAACTCCAGCAAGTTTTCCATTCAGGAAAATGATATTTAAGGCTAAATCCATCAACTCCACTATATTCAGGAACTTTATTGACTAACCAAGATTCATAGCGCATATCGTGATTTCCGAGACACCAAATTAGTTCGCATCCTGGCGGTTTATGCTTAACAATTTCATCTAAGTGGTAACGACAAGCATTAAGTTCTTGTAAAACATTAGGTTTTTGATCGTAATTTATACTAGGGAATCTTGATAAAATATTGCCATCAAAAGCATCTCCATTACAAACAATGACTTGAGGCTTAAATTCTTTAATCATTAACAACAAGGCTTTAAATGCAGTTGTTGTCGTATCGGTAAAGTGAGCATCTGAAAACACTATTACCCTTTTAACCTTATCTACATCAATGCCTCGCCTTACATTGTGAGCTGCTAAATCTATTTTTTTAGGCTTTTCTTTTTTGAGATCTCTTTGAGAGTTAAAGGTAGCAAGCTCAATCTTATGTCGTATTTCAATGGATGACCTTTTATTCATAGCGCTTCTAGGGGTCATTCCTATTTCTTTTCCAACTAATGATGGACTTCCCAATCTGCGCCAAACTTCAATAAACTTTTCATCTGATACTGGTGATTTAAACCCCATGACATATCCTTTATGATAAAGTGAGCCGATATTAACTGAAACTTATGAATAATCAATGACTTATTACGCTAAAAGAGTTGATTCTAACCAAAAAGATATTGTTCAGGCATTTAAAGAGCTTGGTTGTTCTGTTTTGGACTTATCTAGGGTTGGTCAAGGTTGCCCTGATCTTTTGATAGGTTACAAAAATAAATGCGCTATGGTCGAAATAAAGAGCAGTAACAAGGCACATTTTAGTGAGCCACAGCTCAAATTCATTAAAAATTGGAAGGGCAGTTCTGTTACTAGAATTGATTCAGTTGAAGGTGCAATTAGATTAGTTAAACTGCTTGACAATGTAAATCATTAGGGCAAAATATAGGCTCAAACCCCATTTCTATAGGAGAAAAACATGGGAAAGATGGATTCTATGAAGGGTATTCCTTCAGTTACTGGTGCTAAAGCTCCTGCTGGCGCAACTTCTTCAGATAAAACTGGTGAGCGCATGGAGAAAAAAGTTGGCGGTGTAGCAATGGGTATGCAAGATGCTACAGGCAAAGACAAGCAATTTAATACTGGCAAAACTGCTGGTGTTTGTTATGAGCATAAGCGTGGTGACTGTAACCCTTGCTAAAGCGAAATGCCCTAGCGTGAAGGTCTAGGGCATCTCTAACCAAATAGTAATCGGAGAACTAGATGGCTGTTGTAAATTTTAAAGATTCATGCAACTCCTGTATATATTTCCAATCTACAGATAACGATTTCATAGGCAGTTGCAGACGATTCCCTACTTACCAAAACCGACATGGAACGGAATGGTGTGGGGAATTTGTCGTTGTACCTCCTAATCCAGTATTTGAAGCATTAGTCCAAGATATTGAGATTACTGTTCAAACTGCTGAAGATGCTAAAGAAAAGCGTAGAAAAGTCATTGAGGAAGCTGGCAAAGTAGAGCCAAAGCCGAAAGGCAGACCTAAAAAGGTTGCTGAATGAAGCTCAAGCCACTAGCCGATAAGATCGTTGTTAAGCCTGATACTAGAGAACTAAGCTCTGTCATCATCCTAAACAACAAAGAAAAAGACAATATGGGGACTGTAATAGCTGTAGGCCCTGGCAAAGTTATTAATGGTCTCAGACAAGAAATGCCTATTCCTGTAGGCGCTTATGTACGATTTGGCACTATGAACGATGATGCAGATGCCGAATACCTTAAATACTTTGAATATTTTGAAGATGGTGAGCGTTACTTAGTAATGAGTTGGCAAGATGTCTGTTTCATAACCGAAAAGGAGATAGCATGAGCGAAATAGAAATATGCGACAAAACCCCATTGATTGAGAAGATTATGGGTCATTTTGGCTGGTACAAAGTCAAAAAATTAGAATTACCAGTTGAAAACCTTGAAATTAATCATACATTTATTATGAAAGATATTAAACCTGAGTTGCCTAAAGCTCCTGTAAAGAAGCCAGCAGCCAAAAAAACCATCAGGAGAGTAAGAAATGGCAACTAAACCTGGACTCTATGCCAATATCGCAGCAAAGAGGGAACGGATCGCAAAAGAAAAGGCTGAAGGCAAACCAGTAGAGAAGATGCGTAAGCCTGGCACTAAAGGCGCTCCTACTGCTCAAGCATTTAAAGATTCAGCAAAGACAGCTAAGAAGAAATAATCATGGCTACTAAAAAACATGACAAACCAATAGAGCATAAAACTGTAGGTAAGGGTAAAACCTATAATCCTACAAAAAAAGGCGCTGGAATGACTGCTAAAGGCAGAGCTGAATACAATGCTAAGAATGGCAGCAACTTAAAAGCCCCTGCTCCAAATCCAAAGACAAAGGCTGATGCTGGTCGTAAAGCATCGTTTTGTGCAAGGATGGAGGGAGTTGTTAAAAAAGCTAAAGGCCCTGCGGAGCGAGCCAAAGCATCATTAAAGAACTGGAACTGTTAAATGCCTCTTAAAAAATCACCTACCAAGCAAGCCTTTCAATCCAATGTGAAAGCAGAGATCAATGCTGGCAAAAAACCAGCTCAAGCCGTAGCTATTGCTTATTCTGTCAAAAGAGAAGCAGCAACTAAGAAAACTAAACCAAAAAGGGTATAAAAATGAGTATTACGCTTAAAGACTTATCAATTCAAGATGTTGAGTTTATGATTGGCGCTCTCTCAAAAGGAGAATATAGCCTAGTAGCCCCTGTAATTGACAAAATCAAAGTTCAAGCTATTCCACAAGCTCATGCCATGATGCAAGCTGAGGCAGATGCAAAAGCTCAAGAAATGGTAGAAAATGGCGAAAAGGCTACTGAAGAACCAAAATGAGCGAAACAGCAAATCCTGTAGGCAGACCAACTGATTATGATTCATCATATTGTCAGAAGGCTATTGAGCTTGGAACTAAGGGTAAATCCCTAGAACAGATTTCAGGCGCATTAGGCATTACTTACAGGACTTTGTGCAACTGGAGAGATTCTCATGAAGAATTTTTTCATGCCTTGGAGGAAGCCAAGATCCGAGAGATGATTTGGTGGGAAGAACACGCTCAGGCATACCTTGTAGAGCATAAGGATGGAGAAAAGCTCAATGTTGGTCTATGGTCTAGATCAATGGCTGCTCGCTTTCCTAGAAAGTATTCAGAGCGTATTAAGCAAGAGCTTACTGGAGCTGATGGCGCTCCATTGTTAAAAGGTGTAGAGATAACCTTTGTAGAGCCTGATGCAAATAGATCAGCAGATTAAAGATGCAATTTCTAGGATAAAGTTTCCTAAGAAATTTGAGGCACTATTTAAACCTGAAAAGGTTCGCTACAGAATATTCTATGGTGGTCGAGGCGGTGCTAAGTCCTGGTGCTTTGCTAGGGCTTTACTAGCTAAGGGAACTGGTCAGCCTATGCGTATTCTCTGCGCCAGGGAGTTCCAAACATCCATTAAAGACTCGGTTCATAAACTCCTATCGGATCAGATCTATGCCTTGGGCATGGAAACCTTTTATGAGATTACTCAAACCTCAATTAGGGGTAAAAATGGGACTGAGTTTATCTTTGTAGGCATCAAAAACAATACAAATAATGTTAAATCCATTGAGGGCATTGATATATGTTGGGTAGAGGAGGCTCAATCTGTATCAGCAAATAGCTGGAATGTGCTGATTCCTACTATTCGTAAACAAGATTCAGAGATATGGGTCAGTTTTAACCCTGAATTGCCTACTGATGACACCTGGAAGCGCTTTGTTGAAAATCCTCCTGAAAGCTCAGTAGTCGTAAAAGTAAATTGGAACGACAATCCTTGGTTTCCTGAAACCCTAAACTTGGAGCGATTATCCTTAAAACAAAGGGATATGGCTGCCTATAACAATGTATGGGAAGGCGCTACAAGGAATACGATTGATGGCGCTATCTTTGCTAAAGAGATGGAAATGGCAGAGCTAGAAGGCAGGATTACAACTGTTCCTTACGACAGCTCCAAGCCCTGTCATATAGTATTCGATTTGGGTTGGGCCGATAATACAGCAGCGTGGATCATTCAATTTATAGGCTTTGAGATCCGAGTTCTAAGATATTTTGAAGATAACCAAAAGACTATCCAGCATTATTTGAGCCTTATGCAGACATTTGGCTATGTTTACGATACTGTTTGGCTTCCTCATGATGCTGCTGCTAAGTCGCTTGGAACTGGCAAATCCATTGAGGAAATAGTAAGAGCCACAGGAATGAAAGTGCAGATACTTGACCGAGTACCAGTAACCGACTCAATCAATGCTGCAAGAACTATATTTAATCGGTGTTATTTTGATAGAAAAAATACAGAAGAAGGTTTAAACTGCCTAAGACATTATCGCTATGATGTAGATGAGCATGGGACTTTTAGTCAAAAGCCATTACATGACATCTATTCTCATGGTGCAGATGCTTGGCGCTACATAGGTTTGATGGTAAATGAGCCTAAGAAACGGCAACCAGCTAAACAAAATTATGCTCCAGCAGGGAGTTGGATGGGATAGATATGGCAGATTATCAGGATCAAGATTCAAGCGAAGATACAAGAATCAATGATGCAAAGAAGTTTTTAAACCTTTGCAATGATGTTGATTCCAACAATAGAGCTGAGGCTTTAGATGATGTTCGCTTTTGCGCTGGAGATCAATGGCCTGTTGATGTTCAAAACAGCCGAGTGCTTGAATCTAGACCTTGCTTGACGATCAATAAGGTTGATGCCTATGTTCGTCAGATCTGCAACCAAATCCGTCAGCAAAGACCTAGAATCAAAGTTCAAGGAATGAATAATGAGGCTGATGCCAAATTAGCCGACATTCTAAGCGGTGTTTGCCGTCATATTGAGTATCAATCCTCTGCTGATGTGGCTTACGATACAGCTTCTGAATACGCAGTTAAGATGGGTTGGGGTTACTTCCGAGTAATGACTGATTACATCAGCCCTGATTCATTTGAGCAAGAAATCTACATTAGACCGATTGATAATCCATTTACAGTCTATTTTGATCCTAATTCCCAGTTGCCTGATGGCTCTGATGCAGAGCGCTGCCTGATTACTACAGTTGTTAGTAAAAAGACATTTAGGGCTATGTACCCTGGCAAGAATGATGGTCAAGGCTTCACAAGTCGTGGAACAGGCGATTCAGATGCTGAATGGGTTACTAAAGAAGATGTTCGGATTGCCGAGTATTTCTACACAGTTAGAACTCCTGCCAAATTAGTCCTTTTATCTGATGGCACAAGTGTATTTGACGATGAGTTGCCAGCTCCTGAAGTATTGGCTGAAGCTGGTATTACTATCATTGAGAAGCGTGATACATACAAGAAGCAGATTAAATGGTGCAAGCTAACAGCAATGGAGATCCTTGAGGAAAGGGATTGGGCTGGTAAATACATCCCAGTAATTCCTGTTTATGGTCAATCTTGCATTATTGATGCAAAGCACAAGAAATTTGGCTTGGTTCGGATGGCTAAAGATCCACAGCGTATGTATAACTATTGGACTACAGCTCTAACTGAATCCGTAGCCCTTGCTCCAAAAGCTAAGTGGGTTATGGCTGAAGGACAAGATGAAGGCCATGAGAACGAATGGGCGCAAGCTAATATCAAAGCTATGCCTGTTTTGCGTTACAAGCAGACTGATACAGAGGGCAGACAAGCTCCAGCTCCACAGCGCTTACAGCCTGAACCTCCTCCTGCTGGCATTGTTACAGCAACCCAAGGAATGTCTAATGACTTGATGACAGTCGTTGGTATTTATGATCCAAGCCAGTTGCCACAGGGCAATATGTCAGGCAAGGCTATTGCTGGTCAGCAGCAACAAGTTGATATGGTGAACTTCCATTATTACGACAATTTAACTCGTTCTATTGCTTATTGTGGTCGAATCATCCTTGATCTAATCCCTAAAATTTACGATACAGAGCGTGTAATGCGTATTATCGGAGCTGATGAAAAGCCTGAGATTATTACATTAAATCAAAGAGTTACGACTGAAGAAGGGGTTGAAAAGATCCTCAATGATGTATCAGTTGGTCGCTATGATGTAGTTATGGATACAGGCCCTGGCTTTGCTACTAAGCGTGGCGAAGCGGTAGAAGCTATGATGACTTTATTAGCTGCTGATCCAAACTTGATGCAGACTGCTGGAGATCTAATCTTCCGTAATATGGACTTCCCAGGTGCTGATATTATTGCTGATCGCATGGCAGCAACTAATCCGTTGGCTCAGATTGATGAGAAATCAGACATTCCTCCACAAGTTCAAATGCAGTTGGCTCAGTCCAAACAGATGATTGACCAGTTGCAACAACAACTTCAACAAATGGGTATGGATCTCAAATATGGTCAATCCGTTACTGAAACCAAAGAAAGAGCAGCCACAGCTCGTAAGCTCATGGATGTTACTGCTAGAGCGCACAATACAGAAACAATGGCAGAAGTTAAGGTCAATGACCAAAATACTCGCTCAATTACAAGTCAGAATAAGACTGAAATTGATGCCATCGTTAAGATGCTTATTGCAAACCTTGATACAACAGCCATTAAAGCTGAGTTGGATCGTAGAAATGAGGAGCAATATGCCTTTGCTATGCAAGCTCAACAAGATATTAGCCAAGGAGCTAATCCTTTAGTAAACCAGCAACCCCCTCCACAGCCAATGCCAGTTCAGCAACCTATGGAACAAGCCCCTCAACAACCAAAACCCCCAATGCAAGGAATGTAATCATGGCTATCGAAACAGTTACCTCAGAAAATCGTGAAGAATACATGGAAAAGAAACTAGCTGAAAAAGCTGGCAAAAAACCAATGAGTAAGGAAGATTTAGAGCGCAAAGCAAGATTAAAAAAATATGATGAAGAACAATTTAATCGAGTTAAAAATCATCCAAAGTTTGCAATGTTAAAAATTAAACTTGGTAAAAGGGGCGCAATGGATGCCCTTTTGCATCAACTCAACATGGGCGATAGTGAAACATCTTTGCCAAAGTAATATTGTTTTAAATAAGTTTTAGTGGTAAAAAAGAATTGTTGTAAATCTACCAATGGATTCATTGGGTAAAATCTTGAGGAATACTCATGTCAGAAGCACAAGTTGTAGAGGCAAAACAAGCTAGTAATGTAGTAACTAGTGAAAATTTAACTGAATGGAACATGGATCGCTTAGGTTTAGCTACCGAAGAAGCTCCTACTGAGGCTGAAACAGTTGAGGAAACTCCTGAATCAGAGCCAGTAGCAGAAGAAGGTGAGAGTGAACACGATCAAGAACCTGAAGGTAAGGCAACAGAGGAACGGAAACAAAATCCTAAACTTGAAAAGCGGTTTTCAGAGCTTACTAAGGCTCGCAAATTAGCAGAAGAAAACGCTGCTAAAGAGCGTGAGCAAAGAGAGCAACTGGAAGCTAGACTTAGGGAATATGAAGAACGGAGTAATCCACAGCAAAAGACTGCGGAAGATCCGATTGGAGTAGAGCCTAGGGCAGATCAGTTTGATGATGCTTTTGAATATGCAAAGGCATTAGCGGAATGGTCAGCAGAGAAAGCGTTGTATGACAGGGATCAGCAAGACTTAAATCGCAAAGCTGAAGAAGAAAGACAAAAAGTCCTAAAAACTTGGTCTGAAAAACTTCAAAAAGCGAAGCCAAATCTAGCTGATTTTGATGAAATAGTAAATTCTACTCAAGTCGTTGTAAGTAATGAAGTGAGAGATGCCATTATTGAATCAGATGTTGGGCCTGAGATTCTTTACCATTTAGCTAGTCTAGATGGAGAAGAAGCTGAGAGATTCCAAACATTACCGATGGCAAAAGCGCTTAGAGAGATTGGGAAATTGGAGGCTCGGTTTGAGAAGCAGGAAGCTGCTGAAGAAACTGCCGTTAGAAGTAAGCCTGTTGTTCAGAAGTCTAAAGCACCAGCTCCTCTCAGTCCGATTAGGGCTACTGGAAGCGCAATGGATACACCTATTGGCTCAGATGGTGAGTTTCATGGTTCGTTCCAAGCGTGGAAAGCAGCTCGAAAAGCAGGGAAGATCAGGTAAAACCCTAATTTCTTTAAAGGAAAAAGAAAATGAGCAATACTTTATTAACTATTTCCAAGATCACCAACGAAGCGTTGATGGTATTGGAAAACGAATTAACCTTCACTTCTGAAGTAGATCGTAACTATGATGACCAGTTCGCAGTTGTTGGTGCAAAGATTGGTAACACAGTCAATGTCCGTAGACCAGGTCGTTTCATCGGTACAACAGG